CCTCACCGCCTCCGGCTACACCATCAGGAACAAGGACTTCGAGCTCACGATCGGCATTGACCGAAACGCGATCGAGGACGACAAGATCAGTCTCTATAATCCCTCGGTCGAGATGCTGGCCCAGTCCGCAGCCGTACACCCCGACGAGCTCGTCTTCGCGCTGCTGGCCTCCGGCTTCGCCGCGAAGTGCTACGACGGGAAGCCCTTCTTCTCCGACAAGCACGAGATCGGGAAGAAGGTCGTCTCCAATATGGGCACCGCGCCGCTCTCCCTCGAGGCGTACATCGCCGCCCGGGCGGGCATGATGAGCCTCACCAACGCGAAGGGCCGGGCGCTGAACATTATCCCCGACACCCTCGTCGTCCCGCCCGCCCTCGAAGCGAAGGCCCGGGACATCCTCGTCGCTGACTTCATCAACGGCACCCGGAACACGATGCAGGGCACCGCGAAGCCCCTCGTCGTCCCCCAGCTCGCCGGGCATGACTCCGCATGGTATCTGCTCTCTACCTCTCGCCCCCTCAAGCCCCTCATCTACCAGGAGCGCAAGAAGGCGAAGTTCGTGAGCAAGACCGCCGAGACCGACGACAACGTCTTCATGAAGAAGCAATTCCTCTATGGCGCGGACAGCCGGGGGAACGCGGGCTTCGGGTTCTGGCAAATGGCTTTTTCCGGCGACGGGGCAGGCAAGGACAACAAGGGCGGCAGCTCCGACGGCGGGAACGGGGCGAAGCAAGTCGTCATTCAAAAACTGCTCATTCCCGTCGACCTCAAGAAGATCAAAGACCTGCAACAGCTCCTTGAGCTGCTCAAGGAGGTCGAAGACTTCGCCAACGCCAACGAAAGCGAAGAAACAGCGGACGACCCCGAGGCCGTCACAGTATAAGGGAAGGGAGGGCGCACCGTGATTTATGTCGAAGACCAACTCGTCAAGGTGAACGGCGTCGTCCTCCCTGGCCTTGTCAAGAGTATTGAGGTCAAGGAGTCCGCGAAGATCGACGAGCAGGAAGTCGAGGGCAGCGCCACGAAGCCGAAACAAGCGACGGGCTACGAGGACGCGAAGATCACCGTCGAGCTCATTCTCGACGACACCCCGACAAGAACAAAGTACCAAGCACTCGAGGCGGTTCGGGCTATCTTCCGAAAGCCTGGGCAGACCGTCCCGCAGCCCATCCCTATTGTCAGCGAAGACACAGCGAAGCACGGCATCGACAAGGTGCTTTTTAAGGGGTTCTCCCACAAGGCCGAGGCAAAGAAGGAGCAGATCACCGTCTCCCTTGAGTTTTGGGAGTACATCCCGCAGACCATCAAGGCGACCAAGGCGGGCGGCTCCGGGGGGAAATCCTCCGGCAGCTCCGGGAGCAGCGCAACGTCGAGCGGCCTCTCCGAAGACTACAAGAGCTACCTCGCAACAGATCGGGGAGTGTCTCCCGTGGCTCGGGATGCACTCTCCGGGGCCGCTTCATCCGCCGTGAGTATGATCGCGAAGATGCTCCCGGAATAAGAAAGAGGGCCGACATATGGAAACACTTGAATTATTCTATCCACAAATCGCAGCTCGGGCCGGGCCCTACACACTGGACGCGGGCATCGAGTTCGAGATATTCTCGGCGAAGTCCTCTTATTTTGACTGGGCGAAGATACGGTTCACCGAGCAATTCCAGCCGGAGATCAGCCTTGCCCGGAAAGACCCCGGCGCGATCGAGCTCGGTTACAACGGCGTCACGGAGGAGGTCTTCACGGGCTTCGTCGCCCGGCCCTACAACTACGGCGGCGGGGCGGACGAGATCACCCTCAAGGACGAGATGCTGCTCCTCGAGGACACGCAGATCAACAACACCTTCCTCGACACCACCCCGCAAGAGGTCATCTCCTACGTCCTGGCCCAGGCCGGGGTCGGAAAGAAGAAGCTCAACGCCCGGGGCTTCCCCACACGGAAGAAGCTCCCCATCCGGCAGATGTCCGGCGTCCAGGCGATCAACGCCGTCAATGCGGCGTGGAGCCTCAAGGAGCGGTTCTTCTTCTCGGGCGGCGTCTTCTACTGGGGCGAGAAGCCGGAACAGCAGAAGGTCTACACGTTCGAGTATGGCGTCAACATCATCAACCTCGTCCGGCTCGGGGGCGTGTGGGAGCTGGAAACAGTCTCCGCCCCCTTTGTCCGGCACTCCCACAAGATCAACGTCATTCACCCGAAGATCAGCGGGGAGCAGGAGGTCACGAAGGTCGTCTCGTCCACCAACGACGACGGCTTCATCCGAACGAGGATTTATTTCTAAGAAAGGGGGCGAGACCATGCTCGAGGAAATGGTGAAGGCGGTCGTCAACAAGGTCATCGCCCAGGACTACCCCTTCCTCAAGTCGTCCGCCGCACTCTACGCCGTCGTTACGAAGGCGAAGCAGCTCGGCGAGACGTTCGACTATAACGACCTCGTCATCCACAATGACGAGACAGGCACGAGCTACCGGGGGCACATCACCGCCCATTGGTATGAGTACACGCTCCAAGCCGTTGACCGCTGGGGGAATGTCGACGAGTCCGTCCCCGCCTTCCCCGACATTCGCTCCCGCATCCAACTCAAGACCGGGGCCTTCGTCTCCGTGGCTATGGCCTACGGGGACGTCCCGGCGATCATTAGGGAGGTGAAGCTATGACGGGCCTCAAAGACACAGACGTCCGCCTCTCGGACGAGTGGCGGCTCACACAGGCGGCGGACGGCGACGCCCCCCTTTGCTCCGACCTTGATTGTCTCTATCAGAACATCATCCTCGAGGCCCTCACGCAACCGGGCGATCTTTTCTATGACTTGACCTTCGGCTGGGGGCTCTATGACTTCATCCAGTCCGAGGACGACGACCTCACCCGCCTGGAGATCGCGCAGCGGGCCCGGGTCGGATTGCAGAAGCGCGAGGTCATACTCCCCGAGAGCATTGAGGTCAACGTCGACTTCGAGGACGACGCCTTCGTCCTTTACTGCAACTTCCAATTTATCGAGGAGGAGACGGCCCGGGCTCTCACGGTCATCATCAGCGCGGTCAGTGTGGAGGTGAAAGCGGCATGATCGACAAAGCAACACTTGACGCCGTCCTCCCCCTTCCAGAAATTGAGGAGCGGCGGGACGAACTCGTCGCCGAGCTCAAGGAGGAGGGCTTCGTCATCACGAACTTCCACTCGGGCGGCATCTTCTACACGCTGCTCATGATCGTCCTCCGCATTGAGCGGGAGTTCAAAGCGTTCCTCCGGGTCTTTTTGAACAACGCCTTCGTCGCTCACGCCTCGGGCGCGTGGCTCGACCTCAAGGCGGCGGACTATTCCAAAAAGCGCAAGAAGGCGCAGAAGGCCCGGGGCCTCGTCACCGTGTCCAGGACGGACGCGGAGGGGGACGCGGTCAAGATCGAGAAGGGCCACGTCTTTAAGACGAAGAAGGACATCAACGGCGAGGAGCTCCGCTTCTTCGTTCTTGAGGCGGCGGTTCTCCAACAGGGGGCCCGGGCGGTCGACGTCCTCGTCGAGGCCGAGATGGAGGGCTCCCGGTACAATGTCCCC